AGCATTAAAACCAGCTCTTGGTTGACCACCAGAAAATTGAACTAAGATATATTTTTTAATTTCTCTTTGTTCAAGTGTTCCATCACCTTTATAGAATTTATATTCTTTCAACCACTTCTCAACACTTTCTTTGTGTTGATCCGTATAGAGTTTTGGTCTCATGGATTTATCATATTCAACACCATGATGCTCACAATAACTTTCAATAATATGTTGTTTACCAAATTGAAAATTAGATTTATAAGGCTCACAGTAATAAATATTATCCGATGCCATTATTCTTGGATCTTGTATGGGTAGCGTTTGCTCTAAAGCAAGTTTAACATCAGGGTTGCCGGCAAAGCAATCGATGTACGGAGTATAGATTTGTATATCCGATTTTTGTTTTAGTTTAGGTAGTAAAGCAGTGAATGCGGTACATTTACCAACACCACCTTCTACGACGTATGTATTAAGCATTATATTCCTTTCGATTAAATTAGTTACTTTCTAACGCTTCTATTCTAGATTTCAAGTCTTTATTTTCTTCTGATAATTCTTTTATTGCATTGACTAATACTGGAACTAATCTTTCATATTTTAGACCATAAGCTGTTTCATCAGCATTTAGCATAGTAAATAACATATCATTTTTGTTATTACCAAAACCTATTTCATTTTCTAATGCTAAAACATCTTGAGCCAAGAAACCAATATTTACTCTATCTTTTTTGTGAGTTCCATCAGGTACAGCATTTAAAAGATCTTCTGATGTTGCATCGTTTGAAATATACCAACTTCTTTTATCCCATTTATAAGTTTTAGGATTTAATTTTGTTACAAAATCTAGACCATGTGTAAAATCAGTTATATCAGCTTTATCTCTTTGGTCAGATGATGAAATTGACGTATCAGCACACCATAAATCTGTTACAGAATTATCTCCAAGAACAATTTGATTACTTTGAGTTTGTAATTTTCCAGAAGCAGAATTTACTCTACCAGCATCATGACCTAATAAAGTATTATTACTTCCTGTAGTTAAATCTAATCCACCATCTTGTCCTAACCCTACATTATTAGCACCAGTTGTAAGATTTTCTAATGCAGAATTTCCAATTGCTGTATTACAAGCACCTGATGTATTATCAAATAACGCTTTTCTACCAACTGCAACGTTATTAGCTCCTGTAGCAGAAGAATATAAAGTACACGCACCTAAAGCTGTACTATATGAGCCTGTGTGACCTAACATAGCAGCATGACCTATAGCTACATTATGTACTCCTGTTGAGTTTGTGCATAAAGATGCTGAACCCATTGAAACGTTTTGATCTCCCGTAGAATTAGTTTTTTGAGAATCATCTCCTATTGCTACGTTATTAAGACCTGTTGTATTACTTTGTAAAGCATCTGTACCAACTGCAACATTTGAACTACCTGTAGTATTACTATCTAATGCATCTACACCAACAGCAACATTACAAACACCTGTTGTATTAGAACATAATGCTATATAACCTACAGCTGTGTTGTTTGAGGCTGTGGTGTTTGAAAATAATGATGAACGACCTAATCCTGTATTAAATGAACCTGTTGAGTTATTCACTAAAGCACTTACACCCATAGCAATATTACAAGAGCCTGTAGTATTAGCTCTTAATGTTCCCCAACCCATTCCTGTATTAGAAGCACCTGTAGTATTAAGTCTTAAAGAGCATTGTCCTACTGCTGTATTACTACTTGCTGTTGTATTAGAAAGTAAAGCTACATCACCTACTGCTGTATTTCCAGAAGCAGTTGTGTTAGATTCTAAAGCATTTGTTCCTACTGCTGTATTATTATTAGCTGATGTATTGTTTTTTAAAGAATGTCTGCCTACTGCTACATTTGAACCACCAGTGTTAGCACATAAAGCTCTATGTCCTACTGCTACACTATTCTCTGTTGTTGTATTTTTAGATAAAGCCTCTGTACCTATTGCTATGTTTTGTGCTCCTGTTGTATTATCACATAAAGAACACTTACCAACAGCAACATTGTTGCCACCTGTTGTGTTATCAAATAAAGATTGAACACCTACTGATGTATTACTTGCACCTGTCGTATTAGCATAAAGTGAACAAGTACCTATAGCAGTATTATTTGATGCATCTACATTAAAAACCATAGAACTAAAACCAATCGCTGTATTAAATTCTCCATCTTGATTTAAAGCCATTGCATTATTTCCAACAGCAACGTTTCTATCTCCAGCAGTATTAGAACACATAGCATCAAATCCTATTGCAACATTTCTTGTTCCATTTACATTTACAAGTAATGTTCTTGTACCAACTGCTGTGTTAAAACACCCTGTTGTATTTGCACTCATAGATTGACTTCCAACAGCAACATTATAACCACCAGATAAAGAACCACTATCTAATGCTTGATTTCCAAAAGCTAAATTTTGTGTTCCTGTTGGGTAATCACCATCTAGTTTGATTGTACCTGAATCAACCGACAGGTTTCCTGCAATCGTTAAAGAACTGAAACTTACATTCGATGCAAAGGAAACTGTGTTTCCTGCAACCCCAATAGTAATCGTGCCACCAGATTCGTTGATGATGTTATTACCTGCTTGGTCTTGAATGTTGTCTACTTTAATAATACTACTCATTTTCTAATACCTCTATTCTAGCTTTTAATTCTTTTATTGCATTGACTAAATGCCAAATTAAATTATCACTATCTACCGTTTTAACTCCTGTTGATTCTGTCTTAACCATTTCTGGTGCAACCACTTCTAATTCTTGTGCTATAACACCAAGTTGAACACCTTCTTTTTTAATAGCTTGATCTTTAGGTAAATCAGTTATTTCATCTTCTGTTCTATATTCAAAGTTTCTAATTTGTATCTTAGATATTTTTTCAATTCCTATATTGTTATCTACAATATTTTTCTTTAATCTAGCATCTGATGTTTGTGACCAAGTTGTAGAATTGTTACCTTGATATACTCCACCACCACCTACATAAATAAATCCAGTTGAATTTCCTTTACCAGCTACAGAAGAACCACCAGAACCAATAACCATTTCATTAGTAGCACCAGTAGAACTAGCATCAGCATTAACACCAATATAAATGCCACAAGAACCTGTAGTAAAACTTCCAGATGTAGCATTTCTTCCTATTGTTATATTATTTGAACCTGTTGTTAAAGAAGAACCAGCATTCACTCCAACAGCAACATTATCTGTTCCTGTAGTATTACTTTGCATAGAACCCTCTCCCATTGCTACATTATCACTAGCTGTAGTGTTAGCTATTAAAGAACCTTTACCAACTGCAGTATTTCTAGTACCTGTCGTATTAGCATAAAGTGAACAGAAACCAACTGCTGTGTTGTTTGACCCTGTGTTAGTTTGTAAAGCACTTCTTCCTAGTGCTGTATTTGAAGTACCAGTCACATTTGAGAATAATGATGCGTACCCTAAAGCTGTATTATCACTAGCAGTTGTATTATTTTCTAAAGCTAACGCACCAATGGCTACGTTTTGATTACCTGTTGTATTGTCTAACATAGCCTTATTACCTAGTGCTACGTTTTGAGTTCCTGTCGTATTAGCACAAAGTGAATTAAAACCTACTGCTGTATTATTAGATGCTGTAGTATTAGAATATAAAGCTTCTCTACCAACTGCAACATTATTAGAACCTGTTGTAGCTGTATTAAAAGCATTATGTCCAATAGCAACATTACAAACACCTGTTGTTACATTTGCTCCACTTCCATAACCAACACCAACATTTTGACAACCTGATGTGTTATCAAAAAATGAAAAAGCACCTAAAGCTGTGTTTTGACAACCTGTCGTATTAGAACAAAGTGCTACATTACCTACTGCTGTGTTGTTTGAGGCTGTAGTATTTTCATACATAGCATTATGACCTATTGCTGTGTTATTATTTCCTGTTGTATTACGACACATAGCCTCTCCAACAGCAACATTACAATCTCCAGAAGTGTTTGTAGCTAGAGCATTTAATCCTAGACCTGTATTAAAACAACCGGTTGTATTTGAACCTAAAGAACCTTCTCCAAAAGCAGAGTTTCTTGAACCTGTAGTATTAGCATCTAAAGATAAAGCACCTACTGCTGTGTTTCTTTCACCTGTCGTATTAGCACAAAGTGAACAAGTACCTACTGCTGTGTTGTCGGATGCTGTGGTGTTAGACTTTAATGCACAGAAACCTATTGCTGTGTTACTAGTACCTGTAGTATTTACAAAAAGTGATTCATATCCTACTGCTACATTATCATGAGCTGTAGTATTAGATTCCATTGACCTATAACCTATAGCTGTATTACACCTTCCTGTAGAGTTATCTTGAAGTGCTTGATGACCAACTGCTGTATTGAAATAGCCTGTTGTAGTAGATTGTAGAGAACCAGCACCTACAGCTACATTTCTACAACCTGTTGTATTTGAAAGTAAAGATAAAGAACCTACTGCTGTATTACTAGCACCAGATAAACTCCCACTTGATAATGCTTGGTCACCTAAAGCTACATTATCTGTTCCTGTTGGATAATTACCGTCTAGTTTGATTGTGCCACCATCTACATCTAGGTTTCCTGTAATAGTAACGTTTGCAGAAGAGCTTAAAGTTGCTCCTGATGCAACAGTAATCGTATCCCCAGAATCACCAACAGTTAATGTTGTACCTGATTGTGGAATTATTTTATCTACTTCTACTTGACTCATTATAATATTACCAATGTTCCTGTTATCGTTTGTGTACCCGTAATCGTTACAGGTCCTGCTAGTACTCCAGAATCTAAAGTTTGATCTTCAGATAAAGTTGAATTATGTGTTACGACAAAAGTTGTTGCGTCCATGACTGGCGAAATAGTTTTCTTAGCTGGCAATGTACAGAAGACAGTTTTTCCACCTGCAGTAAAGTTCACTGCTGCATCGGAATTCGATGAAGATATAATTGTGTCTCTTGATAAAGTGTCAGTTCCTGCATCGGTAACCGTTCCTACTCCTACTTCCCATTCATTTGTTCCGTCATGAGAAATTGCATAGTAAGTTGTATTACCATCGCCAACTCCAGCTACAAAAGTTTCAAAACCAGTTTCAGCACCGGCCAGTGAAAACGTTCCTGTCCCTGTAGTTGTACTTGTCTCCTTAACTCTATCGTTAATTACTAAAGCCATTCACTACTCCAAATTTTATTACGCGTCGCCAAGTCTAATAATTGCATCAGAAGAAGTTGCAGCTGGGAACTGAATAACGAAATCTCCGTTAGTTGCAGTTTTTGATCCGCCGAAATCTAAAACTAATACAGCTTCATTAGAACTATCTTTATAAATCAGAGCGCCTACTGCTGTTAAAGTTACAGAACTAAAAGTTAAGTCTGCAAAGTCAACATAGCCAACATTACTTGCTACTGCTACACCATTGTTAGTTAAAGCGTTTCCACCTGCTGTATAGTTTGTACCAGATGAAGAAACTTCATTAGTAGTTGTATAAGCAGTTGTAGAAGTACTGAAACCAGCTAATGATGTGTAAAGTGCTAATTTGAAACTTGATCCGCCAGAATCAAAATCAAACACACCACCAAGTAGGTCTGTTTTAAAAGAGTCAGGTACTATATTTGCCATTTATTTGTCTCCTTAATTATTTTAGGGTGATGGTGATTTAAGAGGAGTACGAATAACACCATCTTGATATTCGTCTCGGCGTCTACGACCTTGTTGTTCGATCGCGTACGATTGTAAAGCTCTTTTAAAAGATCCTTCGTAGTATTGTAACATATCTGCAGGACCTTTCAAGTAACCATATGCTTCTACCAGACATGCATACAAAAGTAAATCTTGATATTTATTTGATGTATAAGTACCATTAGTACTTGGTGGAGAAGCTCCAGTTGTTGTTGTAATACTATCTGGTTGTTTTGTATACGCTAAAGTGATTAAATTAGTGCTATTTGGTGTAGGTGCTACTACCCAATAATTAGCATCCCAGTTAGCATAATACTTAGGTATACCTGAAGCCGTTCCAGGTGTGTCATAAAAAGTTGCCATATATGAAGTATCTTTTTTTTCTAAAAAAGTTTGATTACCAGAAGAATCTGTTAATTGAACATATCGAATAAATCTTAGATCAGATGGTATGGTTACATATCTACTTCCAGCTGCTAAGTTAGAGGTTGCATAAAATCTATTATCATCAGAATCCGCTTCTCTATAAATCCTATTTTCAGCGTTTTTAATTATAGTATCTAAAATAGTATTTGATAACACAGAGTCATCTACTTCTGTATAGTTTCTAATATCATCTTGTAGATTTGCTAAAGTATAAGCCATTACTCTGATCCCCCATGTTTTCTACGTATCTTTTCTTGTTTGTCTGTTCTTACTTCTTCATAAAGTGCAAGATGCGGGTCCTGTTTTTCAGATGTAAATATATTTTTAATCCAATTAATTAATTTTTTAATCATGGTGATATAGTTATGGGTCCTACTGAACAGCCATAACCTCCTCCTTTTATATTACCACTTGTAGCAGTATTTGTGTCAACTGTAAAAAAGAAAAAATTAGTTGCTAAGTAATCATTTGATGCATCTCGCGCACCATTTTTATATTTTCCAGTTCTTATTGTGTATCCATCTGCTTTTGCAATATTAGATCCTGATATACCATCAAAACTTTCAGGGTTAGCATAAACAAAACCACTTCCTGCAGAAGTAGTTGGTGGTCCTCTAAATCTATATACAGTATTATCTGTTAAACCATGACCAGGTGAAAATACATTTATAATTCCAGATCCTGCTTCGTATGTTTCAAAACCATTATCTACTATTCGTACCGTTGTAGCAGGTTCTGTTCTATCAGGTCTTACTTCTATTAATGCTATACCATCTCCACCAATTGGTTTTGGTTCTAATTGTGGTTGCTTAGGTTCATACTCTGTATAATGAACAAAGGAACCATTCCATTCTCTAACCATTTCTCTGTATGGAAATTCCATACCTGATCTATCAGAAATTGCTTTTGAATGTTTTCCTGTTGCGTATTTAGACATTAAGTTCCTGGGTAATAAGCTTTAGGTGTAATAAATGTACTTGAAGCTGAAC